TTCTTGATCTGTATTGACTTTTGAAATGTACAAAGAAAATGCTGTTTGTGCAAACGGTGCAATGTATCGTAAGGACGTAAGAGGTTTCTTACCAGAACTGATGGAGAAGATGTATAATGAAAGGGTCATCTTCAAGAAGAGAATGATTACTGCAAAGAAGAAGTATGAAAAAAGTAAAACAAAAGAACTTGAAAAAGAAATTGCAAGGTGCAACAATATCCAAATGGCAAAGAAGATTTCTCTTAACTCTGCCTATGGTGCGATTGGTAATCAATACTTCCGATATTATAAATTAGCAAACGCAGAAGCAATTACCTAATCAGGACAGGTTTCTATTCGTTGGATAGAAAATCGCATGAACAATTATCTAAACAAAATATTGAAAACGGAGGGTGAAGATTATGTCATTGCTAGTGATACTGATAGTATCTACCTTAACCTTGGTCCTCTGGTGGAGGTCATATACAAAGGTAGAGAGAAGGATGGTGCGAGCATTTGCTCGTTCCTTAACAAGGTGTGTGAGATGGAACTTGAAAAGTATATTACGAGTTCTTATGAAACGTTGGCGAAGTATGTAAATGCTTATGACCAAAAGATGTTTATGAAGCGAGAGAATATCGCAGACCGTGGCATCTGGACAGCAAAGAAAAGATATATTCTAAACGTATGGGATAGTGAAGGTGTAAGATATGATGAACCCAAATTGAAGATGATGGGTATCGAAGCAGTTAAATCATCAACCCCTGCACCTTGTCGTTTACTTATCAAGAATGCACTCAAGTTGATGATGAATGGAACAGAAGAAGATGTGATAGATTTTATTGACGAGTCTCGAAAACAATTCAAAAAATTACCCCCAGAAGAGATTGCATTTCCTCGCACTGCATCAAATGTTCAGAAGTATAAATCACATTCTTCAATATATGAAAAGGGAACTCCTATACATATACGGGGTGCATTATTGTTTAATCATTATGTGAAAGCGAAAAAGTTGGACAATAAATATTCACTCATCGGTAATGGAGAGAAGGTAAAATTTCTCTATTTGAAAAAACCAAATATTATTCAAGAGAATGTAATATCATTCATTCAAGACTTCCCTAGAGAACTTGGACTTGAGAAGTATGTTGATTACGATTTACAATTCGATAAAAGTTTTGTTGAACCACTCAAAGCAATCCTCGATGCAATTGGGTGGAATGTTGAAAAAACTGTAAACTTAGAACTATTTTTTTCCTAATGGAATTACCTATTAATGATCAAGATTTAGATACAATTGTGAATGCTCTTACACTTGGAGGAGATGCACGACTATATCATCTTTTGAAAGAAGTTAAAAGATGTCAGAGATAATAATCCTGGCGGACCTTATAAAAAAATACTGCGTGAAGAAAAGGGAATATCAATATAACCTTGACGTTTAAGTGAAAAAATAGTATAATAAAAATAAAATGGATTGTTGGCACTGTGGCACTGAACTCATTTGGGGTGGAGACCACGATTTAGAAGAAGAGTTTTATGGCGAAGACCATGCATATGACTTTGTAACTAATTTATCTTGTCCAAAGTGTCAAGCCTATGTTGAAGTACATCATCGTAAAGAGGGTAAAGAATGGATTTCTTGAAAGAAATTGTAAAAGAGATTGGAGATGATTTTACAAAAGTTGCAGCAGATATAGATGAAACAGAAAGATTCATCGACACAGGATCACACATCTTTAATGCAGTGGTTAGCGGTTCCATTTATGGTGGTGTTTCTAGTAATAAGATTACTGCCATCGCTGGTGAAAGCTCTACTGGAAAGACTTATTTTTCCTTGGCTGTTGTCAAAAACTTTTTGGATACTAACCCTGATGGTTACTGCCTTTATTTTGACACCGAGGCTGCTGTCAACAAAGGATTACTTGAGTCTCGTGGGGTTGACCTAACACGTACAGTTGTTGTAAATGTTGTAACAATTGAAGAGTTTCGTGGTAAGGCACTTAAAGCAGTAGATATATACTTAAAGACAGATGAAGAGAATCGTAAACCTTGTATGTTTGTATTAGATTCTCTAGGTATGCTTTCTACTGAGAAAGAAATTACGGATGCCCTAAATGATAAGCAAGTCAGAGATATGACCAAATCTCAACTTGTTAAAGGAGCATTCAGAATGCTTACATTAAAACTTGGTCAAGCAAACATTCCACTTATCGTTACTAATCACACTTATGATGTTATCGGATCTTACGTCCCAACTAAAGAAATGGGAGGAGGCAGCGGTCTCAAGTATGCTGCATCTACAATCATCTATCTTACTAAGAAGAAAGAAAAAGACGGAAAAGATGTCATTGGAAATATTATCAAGGCAAAGACTCATAAATCACGTTTGAGTAAAGAAAACAAAGAAGTTGAAATTAGATTATATTATGATGAAAGAGGTCTAGACAAATACTATGGTCTTTTAGACTTAGGGGAGAAAGGTGGTCTCTGGAAAAATGTTGCGGGTAGATATGAAATTGATGGAAAGAAAGTATACGCAAAAGAAATATATAAAAATCCAGATAAGTATTTTACAGAAGAAGTAATGCAAAAGTTAGATGATATTGCAAAAGAAGAATATTCATATGGTTAAAGTATACGATAATATCATTCCTAGTCTTACTTGTAAAAGACTTTTAGATTTATTTGAAAAAAATACAGAGCATCACGAATATATTGATTGTAATAGTTGTCCTTGTTTTACTCAATTAAATCTGAATCAATTATCCCAAAAAATTGTCCAATCATTAATACCTTATCTTGCAGAGGTATATAAAAAATATAAGAAAGATGTAAAATCAAAGTATATTCCACCTCTAAAAGAATTAGAGGAGTTTAGAATAAAGAGATATTATAATAATGGTAATGAAAAATTTGATGAACATGTAGATGTTAATGATATTGATTCATCAATCAGAGCAGTTGCATTTTTATTTTATTTAAATGATAATGATGGAAATACTTTGTTTCCGTTACACAACTTGAATATTCAACCAGTTTCTGGTAGAGTAATAGTATTCCCACCAACTTGGGAATATCCACATATTGGATTACCTCCAAAAATAGATTCCAAGTATATTATGAGTACATATATTCATTATGGAGAGAATTGAAACTACTATTCTTCGTAATTTGATTTTTGATGAGGAGTACTCTCGTAAAGTAATTCCATTCATCGAACCAGATTATTTCGAGAATAAAACTGAAAAGATAATATTTCAAGAGGCAACACAATTTATTGTCAAGTATGATGCTGCGATTACAGTTGAAGCATTGAATATTGAGATTGAGAATCGTACTGACTTAACAGAAACAGAAATAAAAGAGGCAAGAGAAACTACAAAAACTTTTGATGATGCACCAGTTGATAATCAATGGTTACTTGATTCAACTGAGAAATGGTGTCGTGATCGTGCTATATATTTGGCACTCATGGAATCAATCGCACTTGCAGATGGACAAGATGACAAGAAAGGAAGGGATGCTATTCCTAGTATTCTCTCTGACGCTCTGGCTGTTTCTTTCGATAATCATGTAGGTCACGATTACTTGGAGGACTATGAAGAAAGATTTGAATCCTACCACAGGAAAGAAAGCAGAATTCAATTCGACCTTGAACTCTTTAATAAAATTACAAAGGGAGGTCTCCCAAATAAAACACTCAATATTGCTCTTGCAGGTACTGGTGTTGGTAAATCTCTCTTTATGTGTCATCACGCTAGCTCTGTACTTTTAGATGGTAAGAATGTTTTATACATTACTCTTGAAATGGCAGAAGAAAAGATTGCAGAAAGAATTGATGCAAATCTTTTAAATGTTAATATACAAGATATTACTGATTTACCTAAACCAATGTTTGAAAGTAAGGTAAATAATATATCAAAGAAAACACAAGGGACTTTAATTATTAAAGAATATCCTACTGCCTCTGCACATTCAGGACATTTTAAAGGTTTAATTAATGAACTTGCATTGAAAAAATCTTTTAGACCTGATATTATATTCATAGATTACTTAAACATCTGTGCTTCAAGTCGTTATTCAAAAACAGCAAATGTCAATTCTTACTCGTATATTAAAGCCATTGCTGAAGAACTCCGTGGTCTTGCAGTTGAGACTAATGTACCTATCGTCTCCGCTACTCAGACGACTCGTTCTGGCTATGGTAGTAGTGATGTTGATCTTACTGATACAAGCGAAAGTTTTGGGCTTCCCGCA